CGGCGGATGCGCAAGGCGGCCCGGGACGATCCGACAAGCGGAAGGGCGGCGACAATCTGAGGACGCAGACTGGTGGGTCACTGAACCCGACGTGGGTCGAGTGGCTCATGGGGTGGCCGCTCGGGTGGACCGACTGCGCGCACTCGGGAACGGACAAGTTCCAGCAGTGGCTGCGCTCGCATGGCAGATTTTAACAACCGAAACAAAACCATGAACAAAATAAACGATTTTTTAGATGTTGCAGACGAAGTGCCGCGCTGGAAGAAAGACGCAAAACGCCTAGGCATCGAAACCTTCTACGTCTTCGACATGTCCGATTCCTACTGGGAAGCATCAATCGAGCTTTTTGGCAAGGTGGAAACCCAATGCGGAGAGACGGAGCGCGAGGCCGTGAACTCGCTGATGTTCAAGCTCAAACTTGATTGATATGAACGAACAAAACGAAATTCTAAAAACCGGGTGGGTCAACGTTTATGCGGATGGATCGTCAGGCTCTATTTGGCCTACTGAGCAAGAAGCTAAAGACAAGGCCGGAGAGCCTGCTAGGCAAATCAAAATCCGCGTCGTTGCTAGCTACGAGAAGGCCGACAATGGACCAACCAAGGTTGATCGCGGCGCTAACGATCCTATCGAGTGGAAGCCTTGGACCGTCGAAATGGTGAGGAATCACCGAAACTTCCAAGAAACTGCCGACTTCCACAACGCTGAAATGAAAAGGGTTACAATATGAACGGAGACGGAAAGACCATCAGGAACCGCCGCTGGCAGAACAAGCAGATCGCCGCTGGGAGATGCGCGATCTGCGCCAGGTTGGCCGTGCCGAATCGGACGCGATGCGAGATTTGCGCGAAGAGAAATCGGGAATATCAGAGGCAATACAGAGCAAAATGAAAGCAACTCAGCTTAATTTGAAATTTAAACGCTACGCCAAGCGATTGACCGTTGAAGTAAACAGCAAAGGCGTAATGGATATCGATACGGTAAAAGGTTGCAGCCTAGGAATGAAAGCCAGACCTGGCGTTGGATGTTACGATTCTTGCTACGCGAACAAGCTTGCTTCCCTTTATGGTTATGACTTTGCAGTTAGCGTTAGCAGAAAGATTATTCCGGCTGAAAAAACTTTAATTGAGCGAAAAGTCATGGCCCATGCAGCGAACTGGTTTCGCATTGGGACGATGGGCGACCCATCGCACGATTGGAATGGAACGGTCGAAGTTTGCGAATGGCTTGGGAAGTTAAAAACTCCAGTCATTATTACAAAGCATTGGGTTTCAGCATCAGATGAGCATTTGAAAAGACTTGCTGCGGCCGGGGCTGTTTTAAACACTTCAATTTCAGCGTTAGACACCAAAGAAGAGCTTGATTGGCGGTTGATTCAATTCTACCGAGCGCAAGCTTTTGGCCTTAGGTCAGTTGCTAGAATTGTTTCAGCGAAATTCGGTGAAACGGAGAATGGAAGGCGCATGGATGCAATTCAGCTGGAACTTTACAAGTTGGAGCCGCAAATTGACAATCCGTTGAGAATACCAGCTTCCCATCCATTTGTAATTTCCGGCGATTTGATCGTCGAAAAGCGAAAAGACATAAACGCTATGGTAAACATTAGCGTCAACAAACCGGACGTATTCACCGGAAAATGTGAGGACTGCAGCGATCAGTGCGGCGTTCTTTCTGGATACACATTGAAAAACAACAAAAAAACAAAAAAGAGTATGCAAGAAGAACTGTTTAAAAAATCGGTGGCATTTGAACACGTGGAAAGTGTTATTGGGTCAGGTTATGAGTCCGATGTAGCAAAGCTCGCAATCGAAGATGGAATTGCAATGCGAGCAGCTAGGAAAAACATGCAAATTCATTCAGCAATCATTTTAAAGGTTGATGGTGAGTTTGCTGGTTTTTTTACATTCCAAATCAACCATGAAGTAGGCGAGTTTTGTTTGCTTCAATCTGTTATTCGGCCAGCTCATTATTCGCCAGAGCTTTACCGAAATCTGGTTTTGGAAGTTCTTTCAAAGAACCAAGATGATTATCCGGCTTTGATTACGACTGACCCTAAAAGCAAGTTTGAAACTCCAAAGGTTTTCGAGAGCGTTGGGTTTACGACATACTTAAAGATGTCAGGTTTCCACTACATGATCAAAGGCCGTTTCGAGGATTCTCGAATCAAGCTTTTGGCTCATATTACGATGTGCAACGTGTGGAGTTCGTTAAAAGGCGACTGGTTGAGATTGAAGAAAGAATGGCGAACCAAAATTGATGAATCTGGAGAGAAGGCTGGAGTTCAAAACCCATCTTACGCAAGCCGCGAGGGCTGTTGGCAGGGCGAGGCCGGATTCTCTAATGTTGTGAATACCAAGCGAAAGCTTAGCGCAGAAGGAGAAATCAAAGTTTCAACAAAGGCTCACAATGGGAATGCATCCGTTCTTGACCCAGTTGCCTGTGAGGTAATTGCGCGTTTCTTTATGCCGAAAAATGGAACTAGAGTTTACAATCCTTTTGGCGGCGGCGTTCAGTTTGGCTACGTTGCAGGCGCTTGTGGATACGAATACGTTGCCAGTGAAATTAGGCAAAATCAGTGTGACGCAAACAACAAGATCTGTTCCGAGTTTCCGTCTGTTCAGTGGATAAAAAGCGACAGCGCGACGTATCTTCCTGAAGGAAAATTCGATTTGGTTTTTACGTGTCCTCCGTATTACAAGGTCGAGCGTTACATTGACTATGACGGCAAGTCTCCAGAAGGTGAGATCAACTCGATGGACACCTACGAGAAATTCCGCGACACGCTTTTTGCAGGTTACAAAAAGGCAATCGAGGCGCTCAATGATAACTGTTTTTTCGTCGTGATGACCGGGGACAGCCGAGACAAAAATGGAGCTTATTACTGCTCTGAGTCTGAAACTGAACTGTTTTTCAAAGAAAACGGCCTTAGCGTCTACAACAAGATCATTTATCTTGAATGTGAGTTTACTCGCCTTGCGCAGGCCAAAAAAACGCTGCATGTTCGCAAGTTTCCGAAGCGAGAGCAAAAGATAATTGTGGCCTACAAGGGAGCGATTAAAGACATTAAAAATCATTACCGCCCCATTGGCAGGCTTTAATTTAAATTGCAGGCTGGACCAATCTTTGGTTTAGCCTGCTTTACTTTTGGCTTTTTCTAGTTGCGGATCCATATCATTTTGTTGAGCCTAAAAAGCCGACCGTATCGGCACGGAGTCAGACCCGTAGAAATGAATACCTTCAGACAGTCCTCGTCCCCCCATCGCGCTGGTTTATTCGCCAGGTCTGACCGTGATGGGTGGGCGAGGGCTTTTTTGTGCCTATGAACAACTATTCCAACAAACTCAAACACCCGCGATGGCAAAGGCTGCGGCTAGAAGTTATGGAGCGCGATGATTGGAAATGCCGACTTTGCTTTTCAGAAGGCTCAACCCTTGCCGTCCATCACAAAAAATACACTGGCGAAAATCCATGGGATGCAGATTCCCGCGACCTGGTGACGCTCTGTGAGGACTGCCACACCGCGATGCACGAAGGCAACCTTGAGAGCATGCCGCCCCTTGTGGAGTGATTCTACAAGGCCGTGACGCAGGCCCGACTTGCAAACGACAGCGAAACCTTAATTCGGTGGATTGAGGTCGCCAGCAAGCGGTTTTTGTCAGCTTGCGATGAAATGGAGCTTGCCATTGTCCCGCTTCAATCCCGGCTATTCCACCTAATCGAAAAGGAGGCAACCAAATGAGTGACCCGATTTACAAAATCAAGGATTGGCAAAAGCATTTTGAAAACAACCGCTCCCGAACGGTCGAGAATCTGCGCTGGGTTTGTGTTCCCAACAAGCACGACGGAGAGGGTTTTGCGACCGTCATGGAGCAGGAAAACGCCGCCGAATTGTTCGCCGCTTGGGTTTTGATTTTGCAGGTGGCATCCAAGTGTCAGGAGCGTGGCAGCCTTGTGCGGGAGGATGGCACTCCCCTGACAGCCCGAGCAATGGCAGTGAAGACAAGAGCGCCAGAATCTTGGTTCAAGGAAGCGTTTAAGTTCTTCATTACCAAGGTCAAGTGGATGGACTGTCAGGCAAGTGACACCCAACTGTCAGGCAACTGTCAGGCAGGTGACACCCAAGTGACGAAGAAGGAAGGGAATAGAAGGGAAGGGAATGGAAGTGAAGTGAAGAGAGCGAGCAAGGCTCGCCCACAAACCCGTGAGGAGTTTGATGCCTTTTTTCAAGAGCTTGGCCTTTACTTTCGCGATGCCGAGGCTACATGGAACAAGTTTGAAGGCAACGACTGGACAAACGGCGGCAAAAAGATCGCCTGCTGGAAATCGACGATCAGAGCTTGGAAGGCATCCGGTTACATGCCCTCCCAGAAATCCCCGACGGATTACGAGCGAGACTGGCCGCAGAACATGCCCGTAAAGGCCGATTCCAGCGCCGTAGACGACGAGCAACGCAATGAGCGCGGCGAAACCCTCTGGGAGCAGTTAAAACGCCTCAGAAGCGAAGAAATGGCCCAAGGAAGCGAAATGCCTGATTTCAGCGAAATTTCAACTTTGGAGGACGGAGAATGCTTCTAAACGCATCAGAGATATCGGCTCGACTCGCAAGCCGCGTCGAGGAGGTCGCCGCCATGCTGCTGCCAGGTGGACGGCAGCACGGCAAGGAATGGCTCTGCGGCGACATTTCCGGCGGTCCCGGTGAATCTCTTAAGGTGAATCTCTCCGGCGCTCACGCGGGGCAATGGAGGGATTGGGCAAACGATGCCGATCATGGCGACCTGCTCGACCTTTGGCGCTTGGCTCGAAATGTCAGCCCCGGCGAGGCGATCCGGCAAGCGAAGGCATTTCTTGGCATCCACGATCCGGTCGAGGCTCACGCTCAAAAAGAATGGGCAAAACCAAAGGAGGCTAAAACAGCTCCCATCAATCCTGCCGGTCGAGCTGCGAGCTTCTTAACTCAGACTAGAGGCATCAAGCCCGATATCATCGAAAAGCTCAAGATCGAGGCCGACGCCGAAAAACGAGCGATTGCGTTTCCATCCTATTCTCCCGGCGGCGAGCTGATCAACCGATCCTATCGGACTTTGGATGAAAAAAAGCGAGTCTGGCAGGACGCCGGATGCGCTCCGTCACTTTTCGGTTGGCAGGCGATTGGCGAGGAGAGCTATCGAGCAAAGACGATTCTGCTTTGCGAAGGCCAGATCGATGCAGCTACGTGGCATCAATGGGGAATTCCAGCGCTCTCAATCCCAAACGGCACGGGCGCAACCTGGATCGAGTTTGAGTGGGACAATCTATCGGCGTTTGATTCAATCTATCTGGCCTTTGATCAAGACGACGAGGGGAAGAAGATCACGGAAAAAGCAATCGGGCGACTTGGCAAGCACCGCTGCCTGATTGTGGCAATGCCCAAAAAGGACGCGAACGATTGCCTTCTGGCAGGCTATACTGCGCAGGACGCAGCCGATTGGGTCGCGAATGCAAAACGGCCTAGAATCCAACGCCTCGTCACGACTGCGGAAATGGAGGACAGGATTGTTTCAGAGATTCAGCCAAAACCCGAGCCATTCACCGTTCCGTTTTTCAAGGGCAATTGGGCAACCGAGGATGGTTTTTGGTTCCGCCCTGGTGAAATTACGATCTGGGGAGGCTATTCCCACGCTGGCAAGTCCACGATGCTGAACTTCATCGTGGCGCAGCTACTGAGCGCGAGGATTTCCACCTTTATCGGGTCTTTCGAGCTTCGCGTTGAAACTCAGCTTAGAAAGCTCATCTCTGTCTTTTTCGGAAAAGGCGCCTTTGGCGAGGAGGTCGCGCGGGAGTTTTCGCAGAACGTTGGGGAGTCGATTGTTTTCGCCGATGTCGTTGGCTCGCTAAAGCGTGACGAGCTAATGGAAATGCTTTGGTTCAGTCATCGCCGATATGGGACGACGCATTTCATTATTGACTCGCTAATGCGGATCCAAGACCTTGAGGAGGATTACCCAGCGCAAGGGGAGTTTTGCAACCGGCTCCAAGACTTCGCCAAAGAGACCGGGGCTCACGTCCACCTAGTCGCGCACCTTTCAAAGCCCAACCAAGGTTCAGAGCGCCCGTCGATGTATAACGTCAAAGGCTCTTCGCTGCTGGTCAATAACGTGGACAATGTCCTTTTGATTCTTCGCAATCCTGAGAAGGAAAAGAAACGCAAGGCCGGAAAATTGACATCAATCGAAAGCCGCGAGCTGCATGATTCTGAGATCATCGTCGAGAAGCAACGAGAGACAGGATGGGTGGGCCTGATTAAAATGGACTTCGACGCGTCACGGTTTCGATTCTCCAAGCACGAAGAATAGAGTTTGAATTTTATCAAAACCCTCTTGCAATCAAAACAATTCCCTAGACATTCCGAACATGGGCAAAAGAAGGCGGCGCTCCATGTCCTACACTTTCCCGGCTGCACGTCGTAGATGGAACCAAAACCAAAAGATATGATCACGGCAAAAATCAACGTCAGCAAGATCGACAAGACAGCGCTCTTTGAGGGCAAAAACGGCAAATACCTTGACCTAGTTCTTTTTGAGAACAAGGGCGGGACTGACCAATACGGGAACGACGGCTTTGTCACGCAAGACATCGGGCGCGAACGTCGAGAGGCGGGAGAGCGTGGGCCGATCATCGGCAACTATCAGAACAAAGGGACAAAGGGCATTCCGCAGTCTGCTCCATCGATTTCGGTGGTCGAGGTGGATCATTCCGATATTCAGTTTTGAAACTGGACTACATAAGGGAGGCGGCTCCTTGTGATTGCGTGACTGCGATGATCCAAGCCTAAGCATGACAGACAAGACCTACCACACCGACCTGGATGATGCCATCCTAGACGGGTGGGAGTCGCCGGTAGTGCTACCGATCAACGGGGGCGAGGTGCATTCTCACGGCAGGAGATGCTACATCCGCAACGCTCGCCGCATTGCCTTCCTTCGCCACGCACTTGGCCGAGGTAGGATCGCAGCAAAGCACCTGACCGACATTCTAGGCTTTGCCGCAGGATGTGAGGTCCACCAGTTCTTGCGCAGCTTACAATTCCAACTAGCCATTGAGAAATCACCGATCCGCGTGCAGCTCGTCCTCGAGGGGCGGAAAGGTTATTGGGTGGCATTTGACAAACGGAAGCGTTATGACCAATCTTAGAAACCCCAAAGGGCAAAGGCGCAGGACTAGCCACCTGCCGTCACGCACGATAGCCAGCGAGGTTGACGGCTCCTCGTCTAGGCGAACTCCCACTCGTCACAACGGGCGTGGACATCGAGCGACCGGGAAGGGACAATTTAAAAGCCGAGGCGCTAGCTATGCCTTGAACCATTCGCCGGACGCGCCCCGGCACTTGGCAGGATGCTGCGGCTGCACTGGATGCTTCCTTGTGCTGATCATCGGCGCGATAATTCTCCTGCTGCTGATGATGGCAGCTTAACCAACCCAACCTATGAACCAACAAAAGAAACGAGGACGGCCAGCAAAGGCCAAGGCAGAAGTGCAAACCGTTGAGGATGTCGAGCAGGTTGATACCATGCGCGACGTTGAGTTAATCGATATCATCGAAGATGTGGAGCAACCAACGCAGGACGACACTCAAGGCAATCCAGGCCTTGACCTTGTTCGCCGTGTCGAGATGGAGATCGGACGCACGCACAACGCATGGGGCATGGTGGATCCTGTTGATCTGATTGATGCGGTTAAGCGCGTGATGAGACATTAGGGCCATGAGTGAGGCACGCGATCCCGAATCGAATAGGATTGACGCTGAATCGGCGGAATCGGTAAAATCTTGCCCTGCAAAGATGACGGGGCAAATGGCGGCGCATCATGGCGTGCCGAAGGGATTTCAACCATTGGCAAACAGGGCCATCCAAGCACCAAAGCGGATTAAGTTTTGCCATTGGATAAAATGTCATGAATGGTTCATGCCTGACGGCGGCACGCAGGTTTATTGCTCGCCCGAATGCAGGAGGGCTGCGTTGTTGATTCTTAGGTTCTTCCAGAGCTTTAGACCCCACTCAGGGTCGTCGCGACCGCTTTTCCTAGTCGCAACAAGCCCCCAAGAGGACACCAGATTACACGCTTGTTGAGACTGCAAGCGCGGCCAAAAACCTCTGCATTGCTCTCAAATCGCACTTTTCCGCGCAAAGGACAAAACCGCGCAATCCTAGTGCAATCAACGCTTTCTAGGCACATCGCCGGTGCATTCCCTGCTAGGTAATTAGCAGATGTAAAAATCCTCTTGCGTTTCTTTTTTGTTTTGTGGTGTCTCTCGCAATGTCGCGCGGCACACAAAAACAATTCTCCCCGCAGGTCCGTTCCTTCGACCTGTCGCGTTCCTCGATCAACGAGGACGAGCGCACGGTGGATGTTGTTTTCTCGACCGAAACCGATCAAGTCGAACGCTCTTGGGGTGTCGAAATTCTCGATCACGGTTCAAAGTCCGTGCGCCTCAAGCGACTCAACAACTCCGCGCCCTTGCTGCTCGATCACGATCCCCGGGAACAAGTGGGAGTGATCGAATCCGCTCGCATCGACGGCAAAGCTGGAGCTGCAACTGTTCGCTTTTCCCGCTCTGCAAAGGGCGAGGAAATCTTTCAGGACGTTAAAGACGGGATCCGCTCCAAAATTTCCGTTGGCTATCGCGTCCATGCGCTCGTCATGGAAAAGCGTGACAAAATGACCGGAAAAGAGATCTACCGTGTGATGGATTGGGAGCCTTTCGAGATCTCCCTCGTTTCCATTCCTGCCGACGACGGCGCTGGAGTCCGTGACGCATCTACCATCTTTGGCCGACGAGCCGCTGAACTTTCAACCTCCATTACCATGGACAACCAAGACCACGACCAAGAACGCGCCGACAACGCAACGGCTCCCGCTGCGATCGCTCCGGCGGAAACCAAAAACGAAGTCCGCGCCGCCGCTGAGGTGGAACGGGAACTCAACAAGCTCCAAATCGCCCAACTCGCGAAGGAAGAAGCAGCTCGCGCCATCGCCGAAGATCGCAAGCGTGCCGCTGAAATTACCGAATGCGGTAATGGATTCCGCCGCAACCAAGCTGAAATCACGAAGGCCATCGAAAGCGGCCTGAGCATTGACGATTACAAGCGCCAACTCCTCGATAATATGAAAGCCGAAAACCCCGCTTACTCCGCCGGACGCATTGAAGTCCTCAGCGAACCCGTTAAGAAGGGCACTCGCCAATACCTCCAAAGCACCTGGGCCGAGAACGCCAAGCGTGCCTTGGGTGACCGTGGCCGCAACATCGTTGTTCCGACCTACTCCGAAGCTCGCGAGTTTTCGCGCAACTACATCGGCGGAAGCCAGACCCCCTTTCACCGCTCCTTGACCGGATCCGTTACGCTCGTTGACAAGCTCGCCATCGACGAAGGAATCGGTATGCCGATCGTCGAGGAAGTCGTTGCGATGTATCCCGAAATCGCAGTCTTCCCGGTTGATACCATTTCCGGTGACACCGTGACGCTCTCGATCCAGACCGGCAACCCCTCCGTTGGATATCGTAACGCCAACGAAGGAACGAGCGCCAAAAAGGGCACCTTTGCCTCGCGAATCTTCCAAACCTCGATCATTGAGCAGTTTATCAACGTGGACATCCAAGGCGTGCTTAACGCCAGCAAGGATCCCGCTCGCGTTCTGACCGCCGAAGCCCGCAGCGTGACCAAGGCAGTTTTGAGCCACATCGCATTTCAGCAATGGTATGCTGGCACGACTCAAGCCAGCGTTGACGCGAAGGCCGCTCCCGGCTTCCTCGCTCAGTCGAACAGCGCAGCGACTCACGTTGTCGATGCTACCGGTTCCACGGCCAAAACCTCGGTCTGGATCATGGAGCTTCTCCAAGGCGAATGCGACCACGTCTACGGCAACGACAATACCCTCCTGTTTGGTGAAGACTGGACCGAAGAGACGGTTGACGACGCCAACAACAACAGCCTCCGCTGCCTTCAAAATTGGATCTCGGGCCGCGTTGCTCCTCGCCTCGCGAACAAGAACCGTGCGATCCGCATCAAAAACATCGCAAGCGATTCCGGCAAGGGCCTCACCGACGCTCTCCTTGCAAAAGCATTCCGCCAAGCTCGCGAACTCGGAATGAACCCGAATGCGATCTTCGCAACGCCTCGCTCCGTCGAGCAGCTTCAAGTGAGCCGCACCACCTACTCGCCCATCGGCGCTCCCGCTCCGATGCCGGAAGAGTATCAAGGTGTTCCGATCTATCAAACCATCAACCTTTCCAACGCGGAGACGGTCTGATCCAAACTTAACTGACAACCTCAACCATCTAAAAGTATGTCAAAACAAGTCAACCGCCGAAGCTCCATTGACGCTCTCGCAGTCGTCACCAAAGCATTGCCAGCCGCCGCTGCCAACAACAACACCGACGAAATCTACGTTGGACCCGTTGGCCCACATCGTGAGAAAATGAAGCTCCGCGTTTCATGGCCCACGAACTCCGTCCTCGTCGCCACCAAGCTCATCACGCTCACGCTCAAGAGCGGCGCGACGGGCGCAACCGCGAACGAAGCCGACCCGACCGCGACCTATGTGATCACCGGCACTACCGGCTTCGCTGCTGGTTTTGTGGATTTCGAACTCGGTCAAAACGTTGGTGAATATGTGACGGTCAATCAGGCCGTGGAAACTGGCGGCGGTGACAACACCGGAACCAACTTCACCTACTCGGTGGTCTGCTAAAAAATCCCGCTTATGCCCGCAGTAAATTCGAACGCGAAAGCCGACGACGCACCGGGGGAGGTTCCGCCTCTTCCCTCCCCTGGTGCGACTGCGGACAGGGAAAACCGCATTCAGCGCATCGTTGACATTGTTGAAATGCTCAACGGCACGCCGGACCAAGAGACGGTTATCGAGGACGAGCGGAAGAACCTCACGGCATTTATTGCTGAGGGTCTTGACGCCAGCCTCACCGCCAAAGTCAAAGCCATCCTAAAATGAGCTATGCGACCCTCGACCATCAAGCAGCCCTTGCCGATCTGATCGCATTTGAAGGCAAGATGATCGAAATCGATGGCGTGAAAATGAGGGCAATTATCGAACAAGGCGACACCTCATTTGAGGCTAGTGAATTCGGAATCGACAACCGCGAGAGCACGCTCACCGCTACGATCTTAAACAGAGGCACGACGCCGCGCAAACAAGCGCCCGTCTTTTACCAAGGGCAGAAATATCGCATCACGGCAATCAAGCCAGAGGGCGAACGAATCCTTTCCATTGAACTGACAAATGACTGATACCACCCCAGACCTCGCAGAGCGAGTCGAGGATAGCATTGCACGGGTTTTCCGTGATGCGTTCCCTGGTATTGTCATCGCAACCTCTAGCAAGCCAGAGGAGCGCGTCGGAACGTCCATCGGTATCAAAGCCGAGACCGGAGCCGAGGAGCCAATCGGAACAAACATCTTCCCCGTCTCCATCGACATCGAGACGCGCAACCTCGATGCACAACAGCGCGAACTGATGCGCGAAATGATCGGCAATGCCGACTCTGCCAAGCAGACGGTTTCTGCTTACTCTGCTAAATCCTTTTCCATGCCGCGAGGCCAAGCCGTCGAAATGATCGGCGCGCCTCGCACGGTCGAGAACGAAAACGACCGCATCATCACCTATTCTCTTGTCGCCACAATCCAACCCATCTGAGCCATGCCAACTCCCACTTTTGTATCTGCATCCAACTTCGTAAAAGGCGTCTTCGCTGCGGAAACGGCGATCAACATCTCCGATTTTCGCCAAGGCTGGACCAACGAAAAAATCTTCATCGAAGACAAAGGTGGATCGCCAACCGGTTTCGTTTACAACTTCCTGAACGCGACCACCTGCACCATTACCGGAGAGGTTAACACCTCCGCTCTTAATGCCATTCTCGGTGTTGCTTTCGGAACTGCTGAGGTCATCGCAAATTCCGTCTCTGGCTACGGCATCACCACGGGCGGTTTCTACATGGATGACATTGAAATCAGTCAATCGCGAGGCGCTCTGGCAACGGCCACGGTGAACTTCACCAAGCATCCTGATATAACCTGAGGATGAGTGAACTAAAAGGGGCGGGAGTTAATATCATCCCAACGCAATGTCCGCGATTCTTCGCGGCTTGTGTCACTGCTGGCGTCGAGCTTGAACCGGGAACTCCAGGCGTCTCTAACGTCTACTCCAAAGGCGTTACCTACGATCCCGACGAGCCGGGAACGATCAGCTATCATCTCGACAACAAGACCGTCGGCCCTTTGTCGCTCGCCAAAGTCTGGCGTGATCCGTCGCAGGACATGACCGAAGCCGCAGCCCTGCCGGGGCGAATGATCAGCGCAAGGACAGAGGATGATTGGCAGCAAATCGCCGACGATCTTGAGCTGTTGCACGTTTATTGTGCCATCGCGAATATCAAGGCATTTGCCGACGGCAAATTCGCAATCGGAATGCGTGCTGTGACCGACGAGGAGGAGCGCGCGGCTCAAATGCTCTCCGACATGCCTGATACGATCCGCAATTCTACAGGCAGGCGCAACGGCGGAAAGATCGCTGAGCGTTTTGACGCTATGTGGATGCCCGCCATGTTCGCATGGGTAAAAGCATGGGTGGCCAATTACCTTGAGCTTAAAGACATCTGGAAAACCGCGAATCCCGCCATCAAGATCGAGCGTGATGGCTTTCCGCTTGTTATCCCAAAAGGTCCACAATTTGAAAAACTAGCCCGTCGTTGGGTCAAATAACCAAAAAAGAAGCATGAGTGAAATCACCATCGAAGACATCGAAAAAGAGAACAGCGTCACGCCTGACGTTGTAGCAGCGCGCAGCCGATCCTATCAGTTCAAAGGCAAGCCCCTTAAGCCCTTTTCAAAATCCCGCTCGACCGCAGCGCGCTGCATGGGAAACTCTCTCTTCCTCGGTCGCGCAAGGCCGGATGAAAACGGAGTCTGGGACCAGATTACGCTAGACTCAATTATGGTTGTCTGGCTTTGCTCTGTCGATGACTCCCGCGTTGCCCGGGCCTGTCTTAATCGCGATCAAGCGATCATTGAAATGATGGCATGGTGGGACAAAGAGGGCGGGGAGATCGGAGGCTCTGAGGAGATCGAGGCCGTGCAGCTTCTCAACATGATCTGCGAGGACATCCAGACCGTTTCAGCATCCGTTGAATCTCCCTCCGGTGGTCGCGACACCTCCAACGTGGGGGAGTAATCGGGAGCGATGCTGACTACGTTTCGACGGTAGCGGCAAAGCTCCCCGGCCAGACTTGGGCATACTACATGGACGAACTGCCGCTCTGTATCGGTATGCAGTTGCGCAACGCGGACCTTTTCGAGCGCGGCTGCGACATTGTGCCACCAGGCAGAAGCGCATCGGCAAAGATGCAGGAGATCCTTGGCGAACATGCGGAAGCGTGGTTTAGTTGAGTATGGACCGGATAAAAGCAGATTGGGAAATGGCAGAGTTCACGAAGGCTTTGCAGGAGTATCTTGTCGAGTCTCGAAAGGACACGGGAACGGCCATCAACGAAAAGGCCGTGCGAGTTGCTTTCACTGCCAGCAAAAACATGCCCGCTGCAATTGAGGTAAAGGCCCAAATTAACACTGATCATCCAAAGGGGAGTTCGATCTGGCACGCCATCGCAACCGGAAAAACCAAGTTTGGCATCACCAAATTCGGAGCAGCAGTAAGAGGGCAGGGGAACAAAAAGATCGCCGATCAAATCTACTCGTCTCGCGTCAGGCACGCTGGTTATTCCAGATCCCTTTTCCTCAAGCTTGCGAGCGATCTTGGCGGGAAGGTTCGCGCAGTGAAAAAGGTAGCGTCAATCGACAACGCAAAAGGCAAAAAGGCCAACGAAGGCGGAAAGAAAGACTTTATGGCCGCAGTCTTGCAAATCCTTGGCGTCGATCAAGAGCATGGCGGAAAACTGGATCGCGCAATTGCCTCGGCCCTGACTACGGAAGCGGCAGACATGCGGAAATACATCGAGGCCAAAATCGCCAAACGCGCCCAAGCCCACTCAGGACGATAATGCAGCGCTTCTCCATCAAGGCTCTCTCCTCCATGTTTCGCACCAATCGCGAGACGGTGGAGAAACGCGCATCGCACTTGGGGCTGAAATTTGAAGAAGGGGACAAAGGCGCAAAGCTTTACGACATTTTCGAGATCGCTCAGCTTCGTCCTCCGCCAGCTCGCAGCGAAGGCGCAATGTCTTTGGAGGAGGCGAGGACGCGAGAGGCTACGGCGCGCGCTGAAGGGCTAGAAATGGACAATGCGCGGAAACGGCGCGAGCTTGCCAACGTTGACGAGCTAATGGCCGCTCAGAACGTCCTCTTCGACGAGATCGCCGCGCGAATCAAAAGCTCAATGATGACCGACGCCGAAAAAGAGGATTGCCTAAGCGTGATCTCCTCGGTTCCTCGGAAGTGCTGGGGCGAGCTTTAAGAGTTGCTGGGAGGCGCTGGCGCTTTGCCAATTGCCGTAGACAGCCCTGCCGCTTGAAGCTTGGCATTATCCGCCTCATTCTCGGCAATAATCTTGTCGATGTTGAGACCGCGATCCTTGGCCGCGCGCTCTCGCGAGTTAAGCGAAAGAGCGATTTCCCGCTCAATAGCCTCAATGTCGCCGACGGGATCGACCCATGTCCACGTTCTGCCGGAAAACTCGACATGAGAAAGACGGTCAAAATCAAGGAGGGTATAGCCCTCAATCCTACCCATTAGAAGGGCCATTCGCAGCCAGCGTTCAAAAAGCGGAATCTCGAAAGTGTCGATGAACCAAGAGTGGAGAATCTTGTAGATGTCGCGCTCTGAAAGCACGCCCTGCCGAATTGAGGAATACGACACCCCTTCCAAATCTTGTGCCCACGTATTGTAATTGACGTAGATGCCCGGGGAGACGCCGCGCAGAATAGCCTTTCGGAAATCAGGCATCGCACTATTCGGGTGGGCGGGATCAATCATCTGGGCCTCGACGCCATGCGGGAGCGTCTCAAACGTGCCAGGTGCTGAAGGTGCAATGGCCTTGCCGTCGTCGTCCTCGTCGCCAGTATACTGCGCTTCTCCGGTCTGCTTGAAGAATCCAAGCTTGTTGGCGCTGATACGGGCGGCGATGACCTCGGCCTCTTCAAACTTCGCGAGATGCCGAAGGCGAAGGAGGGCATTGGCCAGCCACGAATAGCCTTGGCTCTGGTTAATCCGTCGAGCAAGGAAGGTGTGAATCATGTTGTCACCACCGACGGCGAACGTCTCGCGCGTGTAGCGTCCGCTCTTCGGGTCCATCTTGCGCAAGTGATACCGAATCGGCTCATCCCACTCGTCGAACTCGACGCCCATGTAGATACGGGCGGCATCGTTCCGGTGGTGCGGATCCAGCGCGTCGATCTCGATGCCTTGCGCGGCAAAGCGGAAATCGTTTTTCGGAAAGCCTTCAATGGTGCGCGTCAAGAATCCACCATCGCGAACGGCAGAGCGCAGAGCCAAACGCTCAAAAGCAGCGCGTGAGAACTGGCGCGTAACATCGAAATTGCCACGGCGCGAGAAATCCTCCCACGCTTCCTCAACCTTCGCTCTCGCGTTGTTGTCGGCGCTGTTCGACAAGCCCTTTTTGCTTCTGGCATCAGCTCGACGGGCGAGCGATTTCATGCGGATCCCATGCTGGCCGATCACATTAGATTCCAAGGCCATCAACGCGCCCTCGATGTAGCCGTCATTCCGCTCAGAATCCCGCGCACGGTCGCGCAGTGACTTGGCGTCCTGCTTGATTGCGTTGTCCGCCGGACCTGTCCCGGCAACCCAGTCGTTAGTGTATCGCGTGCCTTTTGCCGCGTCAAAATTGCGCGTGCGGATGGGCTTGTTGTTCGGGCCGTAAAGGAGAGGTTTCATTCAAATCTGGAGTAAATGGTTCGACCGTTGGAAAGGCCTGCATCAGCGCGAGCCTTGGCGATCTCGGTGTCGAGGTCGCGCCGGTATTTGGTCAAAAGCTCGCGAGCGTCCATCAAGGAGATTTTCGTAATCGGGACGCCTCCGACCGTGTAGGTTTCAAGCCCTCGGCCTTCGCCGTCGTCAATTCGGCCCTCAAGGTGCGCTTCCAAAGCCTTGACCATTTTCCGCGCATGACTCGGCAGCGGAGCGCGATCCGGCGGGGCTTGTAGCGTGATATTTCCGATAGACTCAACCGACCGAATCCCGGCCACCTCAAGCGTCAAGGCAACCACGTAGATTCCTGCCGGCAGGTTGGCCGTCTTTTCCGGCGGATAGGTAGCGGTTGCCGTCGTCCCTGAGACTGACAGCGGAACCGTGACAACATCGCCGGAATCAATGCTGCGAAAATGAGCCGATCCTGTAGCGCCTGACGTTACAGTTGCGGTAAATTCCAACGATTCGCCGCAGAATGCGCGGGAGGGTAAAGCTGCCATGTCGATGCTTCGACAAAACAAAGCCCAAATTCAAGGGCTTTTGGTCAATCAGCGATGAAATCGAGTGTATATTCGCGCTCTTTACCTCGATCAGGCACGTTCTTGGCCGCATATTCGGCATATTTCTTGGCAATCGTGGCAAAGGCAATGTCGAGCTTTTTGGCTGCGGCGATGTTGTAGACGCGAACGTCGAGCGGTTCGTTGCGGTCGCGCTTGTCCTTCTTGTCGAAGAACTCATAAAAGCTCCCGTCTTGTCCTTTCTTCAGCATCACCTTCTCGATCAGCAGGCGCTGGAAATATTCGGGTGTATACCCATGGCCGCTGGGGAAATGCATGTAATTATGCGGATAGATGGAAGATTTGCGATCTTGGCGGAGGGCCGCATTTTGGTAGATCATGCTCTTGCATTCGTGCGTGCCAATTTCAAAGAACGTCCCGCGCTTTTCCCTCTTGGGTTGAGAAACAATCGGCTTGCCCAAGACGGTCGAGCCGAAGATCGCAAAGACGCCGCGAGCCTGTCGGACCTTGGTAAAGGCTAGCACTTGGGCCTGCCGGTATTTAGAGTCAATGAATACGGAAGCGACTCGCAGCACCTTGCCGCAAGGGTGGAGGAACTCCGTCTGAAGCAGCGCATCAAGCTTTTGCCAAACCTCTGGCTCCATCGTGCCCCCGCTCAAAATGTGATACCCCAGCCCCCAAGTCTGGCCGTTGACTCCGTGGCCCACAAACTCAAATTCCAAACGGTCGCCTTGAACATCGCAACCTCCGGTGACAACCAGCACGCCGGCGGGAATCTTGAACTGGTTTTCAGTGACGCGCTCCAAATAATCGTAAGCCTCCTGAGCAAGGCCCACCGGATCCGGCATTTCCTCCTCGGGCGCTTGGTAAGTCTCAGCGTCAAACGTATTAATCAAAACCCGCTTCGCCTTCTCTCGATTGTCTGCCGCCTCGATTTTCAACTCCTCGACCGCAGCCCAGTGCAGATGACTCGAAAAGCCCTTTTGCGGCGGATGTGGCGACATCATGCGCGAACCGTGAAAGCCAGCAATGCCATTAAACGGGCGCGTTGCCTGCCACCTGCCGTTCCGAATCATCTCCATGCGCTCTGCATCGGTAATTCGACATTCGCTTTCGGGGCACTCAATCCATGCATCCTCGGGCTTGCCTCGGTCATATTTGAGCTGGCGGCGGTGCAGGACAAACTCCTTGGCGCAATGCGGACAGGGCGCGATCCAGACTCGCCAATCAGATTGGAGCATCAGCGCCTCAATCTTGCTCTTGCCCTTCACGCTTGGATAGCTGGCGGCGATCTTGATCGTGTCCGCATATTCGGATCCGCGAACCCAGAAGATTTCGAGCGGGTCGCCTTCGTCGCTCTCGGTCGATTCAATGGCGTCGATCTCGTCCGCAAAGAGAAAGTTGCCCTTTGCCCTCCGCATCTCACCTGGAGCGTTGGACCCGAAAGCATTCACAAGGCCACCAGGGAAAAGCTTGTGGAGGATTGTATTGCCGCTTTTGCGCCGGCCAGAATCGTCGCCGATCAGTGAGGCCAGATCAGGCGTCGGATTAACCAGCTCGCCCATGAGTGTCTCCTTCGACCATTTCTCAGTCTGGCTAATCGTCGGATACATCACGAGGACGCGGCGGGGAGCCTCGGCGATACTATGACCTATTTGGTTCATGACCACCTCGGTCTTTCCCATCCGGCTGGCGAGCATGTAAACCGTCATCTGCACGCGCGGATCGTAGGGCGCTTCCATCATCTCTCGCTGATACGGAGCGAAGTCGAAGCGGAAGCGCCTTCCGCCCTCCATGCGCCTGACCTTCTCGGACCATTCCGGCGCGGTCATTGTCCGCTGAAATCTGAATGCCCGTTCTAAGTGCCTGAGAGTTCCCCGGTAATACCGATCAAGTGCCGCCTCGTTCATGTTTCAAGCCGTCAAACAGGTTGCCCGTGGCTCAACAATGCCGGAGCCAGTGTCACCAGTTGCGAAAATTGCGTCTCCGTGCCTCGCGAAAAGGTCAGAAGCGCCGCAGTTGGAAGCGCCACGCTAGCCGCGTCGAGCAATCGCAGCACCTTGGAAGTGTCGAGCGTCATCGTCACGCCGATGGGGCCAATAAACGTCTCGGAAACCGTGATCGCAGGATTCACTCCCACGGCGGTGCGCTTGACCTCAATCTTGATTGTCTCTCCGGTCGCATCTCGCGCTACCAAGAACTCTCCCGGCTCGATGTCCTCCAGAGCCGTTTCAATTTGATACGTCGAAACATCCGCCGAAAGCCACATCGTGCCGGTATCGGTCGCGGTCCTGATCTGGAACTTGCCAGCATCAGGCATCCTCGAAATGGTGATGCGGTCATTCTGCGCCACGCTAACGCTCCCGGTCGCCACGTTTGCCACGGTAACGGCGGCCTCACTAATGTTCGATGCGCTAGTCACCGCCACCAGCGTCTGTAGCGTCAAGTCAATCTCGACCGTCTCTACGTTGGAAGCCCCGCCAGCGATCAAGGTGAGCGCACGATTCGTCATCGTTCCAAAGGCGGAATGGGCAATCGTAAAGTCTGCTCTCGCTCCATTGCTGCGAAACGTGACCGTGAAAAGTCCGTTTTGCCCAGATACATCCACACCGCCAGCGGAAACGATGGCAGAAAGTCGATTGAGCGCGAGGCCTAGCAAATGCGCGTCAATCCCGGCAGCGGGAAGCTCAACGGTGGAAGCGCCCCAGGTGATCGACCAATCGCCAGAGGCAATCGGCACGGGCTTTTCCAGCGCAAGGGAAAGGCCCAAGGTGTCACTGCTCGCAATCTCCAAATGATCCGCGATTAGCTCGACGCTGAGGCTGTCGCCGGGGCGAATCGCATCAGGCAATCCCCGCACCTGTCCCTTGTCATCGTAGCGCAATTTGAGCATGTCGGACGCCTCGACAAAACGCCGCGCAAAATCAAGTTGAAAATCCCCGTTGTTTTGTGGAGTCATCGACATGCCCGACTCTCCCGTCATCTCTGGCGTTGCCGATCTGCCTAAATTCTATTTTGCGGAGGGCGCACCGTTCCGATTGAGCCTGACTATCGGCGCGGAGTTTTCGATGACGGGCAAATTTGTGACGTTTGGAATGAGGGCAAGAAGCGGAACTGTCAGGCGCGTTTTCGGGACGGATTCCGGCGAGGCAAATCTGACCATCGCGGGGCAGGTCATCACTCTTAACGTTGCGACCAATGCCGCGACCGTTCCGGCCTTCGCTTCCGGCTGGACGTTGGAAGATGTCCAAGCCAAGGGTGAGACTGAATACTGGGTGGATATTTCCGCCAGCGAAGGAAGCGACGTTCTATTGCGCCTTCAAGGCCAAGCCGATTGGGTGGCGGCAGGTTCCGACATTGCAGAATCGTCTGCCGTTGTTTCATCGCCAGCCATTAATGTGGCCATTACAAGCGGAGCCGTTTCAGTATCGGTGGCAGTCCTCGGAGCTGCGGAACCGACGCTTACCACCAACACCGCAACCAGTGGTTTAACGGGTATCCTAAAGGCCGCAAGCAATACGCTGGACGTTGCCGTTGCCGGAACCGACTACGTTGCCACCAACGATTCCCGCCTGACCGACGCAAGAACGCCCACAAGCCACGTCCACGGGAATATTTCCAACGCTGGCGCAATCGGCTCGACCTCAGGCCTGCCAATCAAAACCGGAACCAGCGGAGTCCTTGAAGCTGGCGCATTCGGAACTGGATCCGGTCAATTCGCACAAGGCAACGATGCGCGGTTCCATGATCGCTCGCACGCGATGACATCGACCAGCGACCACACTTCCGGGAGCTGGAAGGTTTTCCACTCCAACGGAAGCGGCCAACTTGTTGAGCTTGCACTCGGAGCTGATGGAACATACCTCAAAAGCAACGGAGCATCTGCCGCGCCTACGTTCGCGACTCCCTCGGGCGGTGGAGCGTCGATTACCGGCACTGGCTTTGCCTACGTTCGCACGGGCGGAAACAATGCCACCGCAGTTATCGGAAACCCTTCCTTGCCATACTCGACTGCCCAAGCGGCATGGAATGCTGGAGCGACTCGCTTCGACTTTGGCCCCGGTTCATTTTCCATTGATGCAGCATTTGGAAGCGAAGGTTATTCTGCCCCGGTTTATTTCCAAGGTGCTGGAATTAGCGGCTCTGTCTTAACTTTAACATGGCGCGGCGAAGACGGCGTAGAGCAGAATGGTTTTACGGCCCCAGATTTAAATCTAAGCTCCGACAAAAGCATCACCCTAAACATTGCTATTGAGGGAGGAGATGGAACGTCGGCTGGATCGGATACATATAACGGTGGGAATATTGCAAATCACTACTTCTCAAACTGTTATATTAGCGTTTTAACCTTAACGGCGGGAGCTGGATGTAACGGTGGAACTACAGGAGCCGACGCAACATCATCTGGCGCAGAGTTTACAAACATAGTGACGGGCGCGCTTCAAGGTTCGACCATTTATAAAAACGCAATCCTTGAGGCCGGGGTGTTTTCGCCGGATAAACTTTCCGATGGTAATAAAGGAGGCATCACGGTAGCCTCCAGCGGAACTAACTGGAGCGTAAATGCAAACACGATACAATTTAGCAACCTTGTTACCGCCTCAGCAAAAGGGAAGATCATTGGCAGAAAAACTGCAGGGGCTGGCAATTTCGAGGAATGCGTGATCGGAGATTTTATCACGCCTTCCGCTGTTACGACCAGCAACATCACGGACACGACAGGCGCTGTCGTTAACGTTACTGGGATGTCCTTTACCATTGCCGCCAATGAAAAAGTCTCTGCTATATTTCGCGGCTTTTGGGCAACGAATACTTCTGGCTCTGGTTTCAAATATGCTTTTACTGGACCAGCCTCGCCTACCGACGTTCAGATCGGCGACTTCTCTTTCACTTCGGCCACCGCAGTCAGAACCGAGGCCGGAATGACTGCGTTCAGCACAACCGCGACTCAAGGCGGCGGAACGCTGATAAATAGCGCGATGCCCATTATGATTCAGATTTACGTGTGCAACGGATCCACTCCAGGCACTGTTCAGCTTCAAGTCGGCGGAGAAGTAAACGGCTCAACATTCACGCTTTATAAAGGCTTCACGATGCAGGTTCTCAGAATCCCATGATAGCGACCATTCACGACATTCTTTCAATTGCTTGGCCAGATCGAGGCGGATGGCGCGTCTACGGAGACGAGATCAGCGCTGGAGATGGGGGCAGCGTGCCGACGCTTCAAGAGATCGAGGCACAACGCGCATTTGCAGAATCCGTAATAACCGCAAGACAAGCAGACATCGACGCACGGGCGGCAGGGCGCTCCGCTCTTTACGGCGCATGGCAAGCCTTGCCAGCCTACATTCGCGGCCCATTCCGCGAAAAGTTTGAAGTCGCCAATACGCTCCTCGACGAGGGCGATGATGAGGCCGCAATCGCCATGATCGAATACGCGGAAGCGCCAATTTCTTACACCGCAGAACAAGCAACGGTCTTTGCCGCAACCAAAACGGCCATGAAAGCAGGCATCCAAAATCTCACAGCATGAAACTCTTCTACGACCTACGCGTTGATCGCCTAGTTGCAGCACCTGGGCAGGATTCTGTCATTACCGGTTTGGCCGGAAAAGCCGGAGATGGTGCGACAGAGGTGAAGCTCATCTTTGGGCGAAGCTCAGACCCGACGGCGGCAACGTCGATTGTCGAAGCGCCGACTTGGACGCCGGAAAATCTAGCTGGCGGCACTGTAATCAAAATCGGCATCAAGGAAGAGGGCGATTATTCCGATGGCGTTTTGCTGGCGTCAAACCAAACATGGACGCATGACGCAGGCTCCTTTACTTACACTGGGTATTTGGACCTTAACACATCCCAGGTCAACACCGCCCTCGGACGAAATGACGCAAATGCCGCGAACGACATCGCGAGCCTAGCTTGCAGCCTTGAACTGACCTACCAGCTTGGAGGATCTGGCGGATTCCGCAGCTCGGTCGATCCGGTGGAGTATACCATCTATCACGATATTCTGTCCGGTGGTGAAGCCACGCCGACAAATGCAGGAGATCCGACCCAATACCTTCTAAAGGCATCGGCTGCGGAATATTTGGCAACTACGACCAGCAAAACCGGAGGCACTGCCGCAGACCTCGACGCGGTTCCGACGGTTGCGGTAACCGTAGGAAAGCTCGTTCAGTTCGTTGATCAAGACGACTCCCCTAATGTGCTGAGAACCTACCGTCTCATAACTGGGACCACCGCCGAATCGTCGCCCACCGTCATCCGGCCAGATGATTACAATGCCAGCACGAATACGAAAATCTGGCAGCAGGTGCAGGTGGACGCTTCTGCGGTTTTGCCGGTAGAGGTTACTCAGGCGGAGGCGGAGGCTGGAACGGCGACCTCTGCACGAACCTTCACCCCAGAGCGCGTCAAACAAGCGATTCTTGCCTTGGAAACCAGCAAAGGCGTAGCGTCGAGCGTGGCAAACGAGGTTGTTCTGTTCAACGGCACGGACGGGAAACAGCTAAAGCGCGCCACCACAACCGGAATCGCGAAGCTAAGCAGCGGCGTCCTGTCCGCTGCGACCGCTGGCACTGATTACGTGGCAGGAGGGGCTGTTACATCAAGCGGCCTTACGATGTCAACGGCTAAACTTCTGGGGCGCACAACTGCAAGCACAGGAGCCGTGCAGGAAATCTCCGCAGGTTCCGGCCTTGCATTAACCGGAGGGGCTTTAGCGTGCAGCGGCGCAATCACCGCAAGCGGAATGACTATGTCAACCGCTCGACTGATTGGAAGGACAACCGCGAGCAGTGGGGCAGCAGAGGAGATTTCGATTGGCGCAAACTTGTCAATGACGGCAGGAACGCTTTCCGCAACTGGCATAAATCACCTGCCAAGCGGAACTATTACTTTGACTGCCGACACGTCGCTTGTTTATGCAACTCACAACGCAAATTACGTTGAGGCAACCGGATCCACATCGACGGTAACGATTTCCACGCAAGCCAGCGGGTCTTGGGCTACAGATTCGCACTTTTGGATAGTCAATCGCCGTACTAGCGGCAGTATTACCGTTGCTCCGGCTGGAGGAGTGACGTTGATTCTTGCCGGATCCTCTAGCGGCAGCTTTACAGTAGCTCACACAGACAGGCCCGTCCACATCTGGCGTTCCGCATCCGACGTTTGGCGCGTCATCTCCTAGCCATGACAACGCAAAAAGCCACCGCAATTACGAAAGAATACGGCGTTCAAATTTCCATCGGCCTGCTTCTCGTTCTAGGGGCCGGCGTGTGGAACTTGTCTAGAGCGGCATTCAAGATTGAAGCTCGCCTTGAGGGAATTGAGCGCAATCAATGGTCAATCGAGATGGAGCGCGAGGTCTGGCACAACGTGAGCAAGTCAAACCCGATGATTCACGCGCCGGATATCAACGCGATCATTTCGATTTTCCGGTATTAGATTTGACCAGGAAGGAATCTTGCAAATTGCTTCAGCACTGACGCGCTGGTAATTGTGATTTCCCCACTCACTGCATCATCGGGCGTCTCTGAGTCAAAGGAAAACCGACCGCGACCTACTGGCACTGCCTTTGTAATTGTCTCCGAATCCCCTTCGATCAAGCCCGAAATGATGCCTTCAAGAGTTTCTCCATGCTCTGGGTAGAGAACATCGAAGGTTGCATCGCGATTTATCAATGTTGACCTAACCGTAGTTATCGTTCTGGCCGAAATGGCTACGGGCGCTGCCCAAACTCCATATTTTGATAAATAGAGCGCGTCTTGGTAGGAGCCACCAAGCCCAAGATCAAAGAAAACTTGCTTTTGCCATGCGTCCGAAATGCGCGAATACCCAAGCATGTATGTTTCTTCGCCAATTGGTATTCCAGTGTCAACCTCTAACGGCCCTGAGTCAGTGCCGGGATCGGAATCATATGACGCAGCAATAATTTTAGCAGGCATTTCGACGAGATTACTAAGGGCGTCGCCACCCAAAAACGTTCCCGCTTTTTCTGCGATGTTACTGCTGTCAAATGTTACATTATCACGCATCGCAGCCATGCAAATGGAAGGTTGCGGGAAGGTAGCGGAAGGTGTGTCAAAATCATCCCCTACGGCGTAAACCCTAACTCTGTCGTAGTCTTCTGCTGGAGTTCGAACAAATCCATTCACTGGGTCTTCAGAATAACCGTAGCCAGCGGTCATTGTGTGCGAAAAACTGAGTCCATCCCACGTTAAATCTACTTCGACTTGTTCAGCAAATGCCCACTGCAAAATTTCAAGAGGAACTCTGTCTAATGTGCCTTCGTAAAAAAAGGGGAGTGCGAGCAATTCCTCTCTTGTAAACGGAGCGCCGGTTGTCACATCGTAGATAATCTGAGGGGATTCCCTGTAAATGGACGGCGGGTAAACTCTGCCGTCAACGCCAAAAAGCGCGTGACTAATTGGCAGATGTTCTGCCGAATAATCGCGAAAAGCTCCGCCACGATTAAAACGCACAATACTCATCAGGGAGCCGACAGGATAGGAACGGGTACGTGGGTAAAATCTTCGTCAAATTTATAGCCTCCCCATTGCAAAACCAAATCAACGGGACGTGGAACTCTCCGCGCATAAAATTCTTCAAACTGCTTTCCCCACTCTCCTTCTGGAAGATCTCCTGCAATTCCCTCCCAGAGTAGGAAATATGCCTCCTCAACTTTCTGAAAAGTTTCGCCAGATGTAAACTTATACGTTTTAAAAGGATCTTCTGGAGCAGGCCCAAAAACCAATTCAAAAGTCGGTTCCGTAAGATTGGTAAGTTTAATGTATGCGTATTGGCTTGGTCCAAAATCAAATGCAGAGGTAATGCCCGTAATTGTAACAGGCTCCGCCAAATCGTTGTAATCAAGGTAAATCCTGCCAGGGTTTGCAATTTTATATTGCTCATCAAACGTGACGAGATCCCACGCATCAATGGCAAAGTCGCCCACCCCAACCTTAGGCGGCAACCATCCCTGCGCCGTCTCATTCCATCCCGGCCTGCCACCAGGATTGACGCCCGTTCTCTCAGCATATTCGGCCACAAGGTTGAGAGCCTCAACCATCCACTTGTTCCCACTCTTAAACTCTGGTCGCTTCATCATCCCGATACTGGTTCAATAAGGTTTTCCCAAGATTCGACAACGGCCCAGACGCTGGGGGCCAATCGCGTGCGCGTAAATTGAGCGAGCCTCCCGATTGGATTATACCTGCCCGAAATGCTTCCTTTGTAGTTTGGAGGATCGGGCTGAAAAAGGAGATTTGTCGGAATGACGCTTGGCACGATCCCGGGAAAGCGCGGTGTTACTGGCAGGTTCTTTCCGCGAAAAATCCATCTCACGGTCGTTGCTTGCGCGAAGTAACGAAAAGAGACGTTTTCATCGTCAGAGGTGTTGATCGTGACGCTCTGCGAAGTAATGCTGTCTTCGATGTCAACGACTCCATTGTCGCTAGTGGCGTCGATAAAGCCAATAAAGTTCAACGTCAGCTCCGCAACCGGGCCACGGTCGATGGAATCTTTTGTGTCGAGATACATATTGGAATAACCCGTGTAAGAGGCTCCTCGCTTCCATTTCTTCTTTTCAACGGCAAGGCCCGAATGGATGCCGCGTAATACAACGGTCAAACCGTCGAGGCCGGATCGTGAAACCGTCTCTTGGACTGAGACTTCGCGGAATGTCGTTGTTCCTTTTCCTGCTGGGGTGGGCATGTCAGTTTACGGTGAGAGCTTGACCAATCTTGCTTTCGATGGATTCAAGGGAGGAGACTTGCTTCTCTTGGAGCGTTAGGTTCTTTTTGCCTTCCTTGTCGTCAGCGCTGGTGCGTAGGCGACGCTTTTCGCCTAGGCCGGTAGTAAAACCTGGGCCACCGACTCCCGCGACTCCAGCAAAACGTCCAGTTTTTGGCACGCCGTTTTCGTCCACGCCATAGCGGGCTGACTGCGAAAATGCGTTTGTGCCTCCGAGCATTTGACCAGGCTCACCAAAAAGCCTTCCATTACGCGATGACATGAGCGATCTTGGAGGGCCGAATTGCTCAAAGCGTGGATCTGGAGGGCCATACGTTGTGCCGTCGATCTGCGGGCCGCTATAGGTGTTGGGAGCAGTGGCTGCGGGGGATCCCTTCGCGGCTCTGTTTTTAGCGTCCGCCTCCTGCTGGCGCTTGGTCTTTTCTTCTTCGCGTGTTTTTGCAAATTGATCCGCAGCCTCCTTGATTCGGTCGCCTAGCTCGCTAAACCGTTTAGCGTCCTCTTCTGGCATCTTCATCACATCGCCAGCGCTTTTAAATGCTTCAACAAAGGACTCCAAGAACGAAGGCTGGTTGGCCTTTTCGGCATCTTTGGCCTCCAGTTGCGCTTCAATCAAATCTGCTGTCGCGCGATTGTAGTCTGCCGCGACTTTCGACCTCTCTCCGAGGATCGGCTCCAGGCTTTCAAGCAAATCTGCGCCAGCTAGCAGCAGAGCTTGCTGCAATCGCATTCCGACGGTTTCAAAAACAGATCCAAGCTCGCCGCTTTTCATCGAGTCGATGACTGCTGAGGTTCCTTTGGCGAGATAATTCACTGCATCAATAAAGCCCTGTTTCAGACTCAGGGCCGCGTATTCAAATATCTCTCCAAGATTGAGTGCTTGGAACATTCCCTTAATGTTGTCAATGGTTCCGGCAAACATTTCGCCGAGCTTTAGCCCAAGTGCCGCAAAGTCAAAAGCTTCAAACTTGGTCAAGATCGCATCAATGTCACCGCCAATTGGCTCAAGGAACCCAACGAAGAATCCTTGGAGCTTTTCGGGAATCCTCGCCATCTTGTCGGAGATCGAATCAAACAATCCTGCGGAGCGATCAAGGATTTCCGCTTGAGTCCCGAGGAAAGCGCCGGCATTAGCAAACGCCTCGCCGTCTGCAAAGAGAGTGAGAAGCTCGCCGCCTGACTTTCCAAAAATCTGCATTGCGAGCGCAGCCCTCTGCGCTGGATCTTGAATTGCGGAAATCTTGCTCTGAATGAGTTCAAATTGTGCAGCAGGATCAAGCCTTGAGATGTCTTCAAACTTGATACCTAAAGCGGCAAATGGCTTTGATGCGCTGGCGGATCCATTCCCAAAATCGGTAATGGTCTTTTGGAGTTTGTTGATCACGCCGCCAATCTTGTCGGCTGAGACGCCGTTATCCTCAAAAGCCCTTCCCATCACGGCCAATTTTCCGGCTGCGATACCTGTTCTGGCCGAAAGATCAGCAAGCTTACCGCCCAAATCAGCGGCGTTTTTGATTCCGGCGACAAGTCCCACGCCAGCCGCCGCGACTCCAAGCGCAGCAAGCTTGATTGTTGCAGCGCCTGCGCTCTTAACAAGGCCGCCGATTGCACTGCTGGCGCTACCCAAAGATTTTCCTATGCCAGTGCCTGTTGATTTCGCCAGCCCTCCAGCTCGTCGCATCGTCGCAGCGAATCCCGTCATATCTGCCGAGATCGTTGTCTTTAGGTCTGCTTTTGCGGCCATGGTCAAACCCCTCTACAAAACATAGCGGAATTTCAACTTGCGTTTTTCGTTTGTTTTGTGGACTCCTCCGACATGGATACGAAACTACTCCTTGGCCTCCTCCTCCGTCACGGTCTGACCATCGCAGGTGGTTACGCTACCGGAGCCGGTATCGTCTCGCAGGCCGATCTCCAGACCGGTATTGGCGCAGCGGTCGCGCTTGTAGGGATTGTGATGTCGGCGCTCGAAAAACGTAAGCGGACCAAATGACGAAAACCGAAATCGCCGAAATCCAAACGCGCCTCAAGGCCCATGGCTTTGAGCCTGGTGAATTGGATGGAATGATCGGGCCGAAAACCCGAGCGGCGATCATCGCTTTTAAGGTCTCCAAGGCGCTTTCCCCTCGCGACTACATTGGGCCGATTACGCTAGCCGAGCTACGCAAAGAGCCTCAAGCATCGGTCGCACCTCCAAAGGTCGCAGGAGAGCCAATCTGGCTACGCCGAGCGCGTCAGGAAATCGGCGTTTCCGAGATTGCTGGTAGGCAGCATAGCAAGCGCATCTTGTCTTACTGGCAGCTTGCCAAGCTATTCTTTACTGACGACGAGACTCCTTGGTGCGCCGGTTATGTCAACGCAATGCTTGAGGATTGCGGCATTGCCGGAACTCGCAGCGGAATGGCGCGAAGCTTTGAAAAGTGGGGCCAGCCATGTGGACCCATCGCCGGCGCGATTGTTGTTTTCTGGCGCGGATCGAGAAACGGTGGATCCGGCCACGTTGGATTTGTGACCGGGAAAGATCAGTATGGCAATATCATGGTCCTTGGTGGCAACCAGGGCGATGCCGTCAACGTCAAGCCTTTCGACACTTCCCGAGTGGTTGGCTACAGATGGCCCAAAGGTTTTGATATTGGCAGCGATGCGCTCCAAACCGTCGCCAGTGACGGCAAAACATCCCAGAACGAAGCATGATCCCCTCTGCCATCTTCGGATCGCTTTTGATGATCGCGGCTTTTGTCCTCGTCCTCAAATGCGCCAAGGACGACGACGACGACGATTTCCCTGACTACCCCGGCGGATACCGATAACATCATGGACGAGGCAAAAAGAGACAGAATTCTGGCAGCGATTGCAAAGCGACCGAACGCGGCCAACTACGACATCTCGAAAAACCTCTCTGCGGTGACATCTGCGGAGGTTGCCGAGGTGAGGGCGTCAATGACAGGGGAGGTTATCAAAGGGCCGCAGGAGGACACGCAGGGCGAACTGGAGGCAATCACACTCAATCAAAAGCGAGTCATGCCGCAAAAGCCCCAAGGCTCCGATTGCCGCCGCCGACTCCATGAGATCAAGCGCGGAGTCTGTTACCGAGTTGCCGACTTCGCGCAGCATCTTGGAGTGTCCGAGGACACAATCCGCCGGCACGCGAAAAGCCTGCACTGCATCAAGTGGGTGGAAATGTCACCGGACAACTTTGAAGAATGCGTGATGTCACCTGAGACGGCCAAGCAATACCTCCGTTAAACTATGAGCGACGAAATCAATCTTTCCGACCGCCTCGTAAGCGACTCCGACGCAATGAACCGCGTCGTGAAGGCGCAGGCCGAACTGGCCAAAGCACGAGCTGAAGCTTCAGCCCTGCGGAAAGATCGCGACGATGCGCTGGACGAATACAATGCCTTGCGAGCGGCGAAGTTCCCCATCAAAAACGAATACAAGCCAAGGCCGAGGGTCAAGACCGAGACGGTCAGGCTTATCGCTAACGATGTCCACGGATCGATGATGGACCGTCCTGCGGTCGAGGCTTTCCTTGGCGATGTGCGGAGACTCTCGCCTGATGAGATCGTTTTGAACGGTGACATCGTCGAATGTGGTGGGTTTTTGGCCAAGCACCACGCGGCCAACTACATCGCGCAGACCACCTACAGCTATCAAGATGATATCGCGCACGGAAACTGGTTCTTGGACCAGCTCCAAGAAGCGGCGCCTTCCGCGCAGATCCATTTCATCGAGGGCAACCATGAGGACCGAGTCGAGCGTTGGGTTATTGACGAGACGCTTTCAAACTCGCGAGATGCTGAGTTCCTGCGGCAGCTCAATGCGCCCGAGTTCCTGCTCAAGCTCAAAGAGCGAGGAATTATTTATTACCGGCGGTCCGAGACTCACGTTCCCGGCCTTCCACCAGGGTGGATCAAGATGGGAAAGATTTTCGTCGTGCATGAATTGAGCGGATCCAAGAACGCCGCGAGCGATTCCGTCTCGAGGACTGCGGGAAATGTGGTCTTCGCTCACACACACCGAGAAGATTCGGCCACGCGCGTCCTTCCCGGTGTCGGTCTCGTCAAAGCATGGAATCCCGGCTGCTTGTGTCAAAGGCAACCGCTCTGGCGTCATTCAGACCCAACTGGATGGAGTCACGGATACGGATACCAGGTCATTGCTAAATCGGGCGAGTTCTTGCACATAAACGTGGGGATCTGGGAAGGGCGCTCCCTGCTGGGCAACATGCTGGATGGCCGATGAGCGCGTTTGAGGGGCATTTCCGGCGAGCGCAGGAGGCTCTGGGCCTCGCTCACTACGACGTTAAGTTTTCCACCGATCCCGGCGTTGGCAATTATGCCTGTATCGAGCCTGACCCTGGTTCATGCACGGCCAT